ATTTTTTTAAGAACTATGTATAATGATGATGTTAACTCTTATCAGTACATCATGGCTTGCTTAATTAGATTCTGTAATCATAATCCTATTCAAGCAGAGCAGTGCGCTCTTATTGCGGACAACAATGGTAAATGTGACATTAAAACAGGAAGTTTTATTGACATGTTTGAACTTCATGCTACTTTTGATAGAGTAAAAATCAAAACAGAAGTTGCAGAATATGAACCCAATGAGAGTTATTTGCATTGATGATGCAAACAAACCCGAAAACATCCCCGCATCAGAGTGGATTAAAAAAGATACTGTTTATACAGTAATTAGTGTTGCCCCTATGGGCTTACAAGCAGGTAAATTAGGTTACAAATTAAAAGAAGTTGAATTAACTGAAATTTCTTTTCCTTATGAATACTATGATGCACGCAGATTTGGAATTATTATTGAATCTGAAGAAGAAGTATTAGAAGAGGAATTAGAAGCAGACATGACAATTTAATTTCTGTAAAACAATCAATTATTTATGGCAGAAGAAGCAAAAGGTCGGGGTAATCCCAACCTTAGAGTCATTATTGTAGATGATGAATCTGATAAAATCCCTCAAACATTAGGGATTACAGAAGCAAGAGAGAAAGAACTTGACATATTAATTAAGCAATATGTTGAGGATACTAACACTATCACAGATTCAATGGTAGAAATAAGCAGAATAGTTAGACATGCAAATGAACTAGCTTACTGTGTATTTCATATTGGAGCTAATGTTGGTCGTGCTGCAGCAATGAAAAAAGAATTAAGCGGTTTATTGGAACAAACGAAAAGAGGAGGATTTGCAGGAGGATATGCAAAAGATCCTGATGAAAAAGAAAATGAAGACTAGTTCACTGAACTGTGTCGTTATGATTATCACAATTATTCAAAAATTTTTAATTAAAGAGGTATGTCTAAAAAAGTAAACAACCAAGCATCTGAAAACATGAATGGAACAGATGAATTTTTTGCAAATGCAGTTAATCCTTCTACAGAGGGATTTGTTTTCATGGAAAAAGCATTACAGATTTTAAATATTGGCTTTGCAACTGAGAAAAACATTGTTCTATATGGCCCTGGTGGTCATGGTAAGTCTGAACTTACTGAAGCATTTTTTGCTGAAAACAACATATCACCATATGTAATCACTATGGGTACAGGTATGACAACTGACCGTTTATTTGGTGGTTTGGATATTCCAACCTTCAACACAACTGGTAAGATTGAATACTTGGTTGAGAACAGCTTCATGAACCATGAGTATGTGGTATTTGAGGAGATGTTTGATGCACCAGATTTCATCTTGGAGCAGTTGAAAGATATTTTGTCTTCAGGAGTATTCCGTAATGGTAGTCAAATTGTTCCTATCAAGACTAAATTCATTGTTTGTTGTACTAACCGTACAAGAGAAGAGTTCTCTAAGAACATGTCTTTGAAAGCCTTGATGGAGCGTTTTCCATTAGAGTTGAATGTTGTATGGAATAACTATACAGACATTGCTTACAACCGTTTGTTGGAAACAAGATTTGGTGAAGGTAATGTGGATCCTGTAATTCCATTCATCTTGCAAGAGTATGCAAAGAACTCAATTATTATTTCACCGCGTGTTGCAATTACAGCTTATACTGTATTTGAACAATGTGGACCTGAAGCATTGAGTTTCATTGCAGAATTTGCTAAGAAACCAAGTTTGGTAGCTGATGCATTGAAGAAATTTGAAGCACAAGCTAAATTACGCGCACTTGGCGGATTGATGCAAGATCATTACAGTCTTTTGGATCTTAATCCATTAGCTGATGCTAAAAACATTGAAAGTTTCAATGAAACTTTTGCTGAGTACTCTGACATGCTTAAAGAATTGAAGTCTTTGAAAGTATCTGATGATATGGCTGAGACACATGCAAGACTTTACAAAGAGCATGAAGGTAGAGTTAAAGCTCTTGGTAAGAAAGTCATGATTGCTTCAACAATGACTGGTGAAGAATAACCATGGCAGGTTACAGAACATATAGTGGAAGAAGTTACGGTAGGGGTAGTACTTATAGCAGAGGTAAATCTAGCTATGATAGCTACTCCTATGGTGGCTCCTGGGATTATTGGGGATCATATTTTAATGACCCCTTGGAAGATGATTCTTCTTTGGTTGTTAAAGAACCGGAGAATTACACGACTCCAACAACAAGAGATATTGAGAATAAAGCTGATGTCTGGAAAAGAGAAGCTGTTAATCAAATCAAAGAATTAGCAAGAGTTTGTTATTTTAAAATGATTGGTGACAAAGACTATTTCAAACCAGAATATGCAGATTTTACTCAATTATCTGAAGAAAATGCAGCTGCAATGTCAATTAAGAAGGACTTTTATGATAAAATTTATGATACCTTCATTCCTGGTTTTACTCCATTGGAGCAAGCAATTGCAATTTATCAGAACATGTCTAAACATGATCCTGAATATGCAGATGACAATGAAAAGTCTGATATGGAACTTATGAAAGAGGCAAAATTAGATTTTGACCGCGAAGTTTATTTCAATCCTGATATTAATGATCAGCTTGAAATGAATGATGTAAGTAAAAGTAGAAAGATGTCAATCTTAAACAAAGTTTCTATTATTGGTAAACTTGGTGAACAATTCAAAGTTGAGAAAGAAATTGCTGAAAAATTAGTAAGTAATTCTGATATCTATGCTAAAAAGATGATGCGTGATTATGCTCAGATAGCACAAGTAGATTTGTATCAAAGATTGTTTCCAAACTTTCCAGTAAAACTTCTTATGAAGGATCTTGTGGTAAGTGTTCCTGTTGACAGAAAAGAACAGAAACAAAAGATTATCATTCTTTTGGATTTTTCAGGTAGTATGAATGAACCTTTTAAACAAGACTGGGTTAATGCTATCTTAATTGATAGATTCAGATATGTTATCAAAGGTGAAGCTGAAGTATTCTTTAGTTATTTTGTGGACAATCCTGAAGAAATGCATTTTCATCATGTTCATGATAAAGCTTCTGTTATTAGATTTTGGCAACAATTCTCTAATAGACCAAATGGTGGTATGACAAGAGTTGGTGACATGGTTAAGAAAGTTGCAACAGAAGTAATTCATAATAAAAGACTGATGAACTTAAATATTGATTTGTCTGAAGAGAAACCAGAAATTTTGGTAATCAATGATGGACAAGACAATATCCATAGTAGTCAGTTTCCCTACAAGGTAAATGCAATCTGTTTAGACCAAATGAACAACCAACTTAAAGACTTGTGTATTGCTACACATGGTAAGAAAGTACATGTTGATCATAGTGGTGAGGTTACAGCATTTTCTGAATCTGGACAAGAAAAAGTATTTTAACATAAGGGGGGCGTTGCTCCCCTTTTAATTTTCAGTCTATGAAAGATAGTTTAGGAGTTTTAGGTCTTGTTGCATTTTATATTTATCTAATAACATCTCAAGTTTGTACTTTATATTTTTGGTATATTTGGTCTCATTCACACGGATTTATTAGTACAGTATTAATTGGCCCTTTTGTATCAGAGTTCAAAGGTCTATTATTTCCGTTTTTTATCTAATATGGAAGATTACACTAAAGAAGATGTTATTGCAGCTCTAAAGAAATTACCACCTCAAGCAAGGAAAAGAGTTCTTGTTGATCAGAGAAGTTATTTGATAGGTATACTAGCCTACAAATATGGTATGACTGAACTTGAAATTGCAAATATTTCAGGTTATAAGAGAGATAAAGTACATTACAATAAAAGGTTACCTATACAGTTTTGTAACGATCCTTCTTACAAGCAGAATGTATATGTATATTCAGTTATGTTTCCTTATGATTTTAGTGTAATTGAACTTGAGTTTAAATCTAATAGGAGAAAGCGGGTTGAACTTGATATGGACATTAAAATGTACCGGAAACTTAAAACTATGGGTGCAATACTAGGTCATGATGACATCAGAGTCACTATCAAATTTCTACTAACCAAAAATATTACATTATGGGAAAAATGAAAGAAATGTGCATAGCAATCATGGAAGCTAATAATGGTATACCTGAAAACATTACTATTGGTGATGTTGCTAGAATGAAAGAGTTAGAAATCTATAACTGGGAACAGTATGAGCGAGAACAAGAGAAAATTAGACAGCGTTTCTATGAATCAAAAGATACAGGAGAGGCTGGAAAGATTGAACAAGTCCAAAAAAAGTTCACCACATGCTTTAAAAACGCCCATAAAAAAGAAGGGGGTGAATAATGAAGAAGGGGACTAGACAAAAGTTAATAAATGCTCTTTGGATAATTATTTATCTATTAGCAATTATTGGTGTCATAGGTGTTTTAAAATACATCATATATGGCACACTTTATTAAATATCTGATAGTTTGGATAAGTCAAAATTTGGCTATTCCCTTTTGGACAATAGGTCATATTCACCTTATGACAACAGTCTATGAAGACATCACTGAAATAATTGCATCATTAGGTATGAATCTAATTGTTGCTGTAGGTTTTATCATAGACTATTTAGATAACAGAAAGGAAAGTTATGACAAAAAAAAGTGAAAAACCGTGGTTATGGTTATCCATAACTATAGTAATGATTTACATGTATATTGGTAATCTGTATGCTCATTTAATGAGCTCAGATGTAGATAATGTTGTTTTATCCATAGCAACATTGGTCTTTATGTTCTTATCCTATTGGGTAGGATACATTGTATGGAAAAAGTTTTTATTACCAATTTTTAAAATTAAGAAAAGATGATTACATGGATTATTATAGGGTTGTTTGCCCTAATTGGAGGTTTTATGATTTACAATGCTCTAACAACAGATGAAGATGAAGATGTAGCAAAAGTTAAATTCATCAGAGGAATAGCAGTAATAATCATAGGTATTATTGTTGGTATTTTCCAACCTTACTCAGTAGAGAGAATTGATGCAGGTCACAAAGGTATTGTAGTTAACTTATCTGGATCAGAACGTGGTGTAGCCAATTATCAGTATAAGACCGGTTGGGTAGTTTACAATACATGGTTTACACAAGTCTTAGAATATCCTACATATCAGCAACACATTGAGTATGATGATCAGGTTGTTATTACTAAAGGAGGTTTCTCAGCTACTATTAAGCCAAGCTTTAATTACTCATTAAAACCGGAATCTATTGGTGACATGTTTGTCAATCTAAGATTAGGTGTTAAAGAAATAGAACAAGGTTGGTTAAAGAATGCTATTGTAGGTGCAGTTAATGATGTTGCTAATACTTGGGAAGTAGATAGTATCTTTTCTCATAGGCAAGCATTTGAATACAGTATTGTAGTAGAATGTAATAAGCGTTTACAGAAATGGTTTGATGTATCTCAGTTGAGAACTAATATTACACCACCGGAAGCATTACAAGAATCTATTATTGCTAAGACTAAAGCTATTCAACAAGCAGAAGCATCAGAGCAACAAGCATTATCAGCTATTGCAGATGGTAAGCGTAAGGTTGCAGTTGCTAGAGCAGATTCAGCAGAGCAAATTATTACTGCATCAGCTGCTGCCAAGGCTATTGAACTCAAGCAACAGAAGATTACTCCTATCTATATTGAGTATCTAAAAGCAAATGCATGGGATGGTAAGTTACCTTCTACAATTGCAGGGGGATCTGGAACATTCTTAAACATTAAGTAATGAAGAAGGTATTATTCATTGTAGCTGTTCTTGTATTAACTGCAAGTTGTACAAGTAAAAAAGATTACAAGTACATGATTGAAACTCCTAACAATTACTTTTATACAGATAGTTATACTGTCAAAGATGGTTGTGTAAGTTTTGAAGAAGAATGTAATTGTACTGAATCTGGTAAGCAAGCTTCTACTGTTTGTGGTAGTTATACAATAACTACACTACAGTAAGATGAATTCTTTAGGTAAAAAGGTTTCTAAAACAGTCTTAAATATTGTCAGTAGTATCTTTGTTATAAAGGTACTTACTGACGTATTTAAGCATTTACTTCCGGAAGCTAAAGTATCTAAAGCTTTAAAGAAAGCCTTTGTTAACTTAAAAAAGTAATTATGGAAGGTCAACCAGGTATCTTAAGAATTGGTATACCAACAGGATATGGTACTAATGGTATAAGGAAAGAAGCTTTAGCAATAGCTAAACAGATGCTATCTACAATGACTCCAGAACCTATTCATCAGCAATGGTGTAAGTATTATACTGCTGAACCAGATCCTGATCATTACACTTATTATAAGGATACTAGATGGGGAATGGTTTTAACAGTTAAGGTTGATAATTTAAGACGGTGTAAAGCTATCATGTTAGATTTTGACTATGATAATGTGATAGAATTAGACTCAGAAAGACTTAAAGAAACTGTAGAATTACAATCATATTTTAAAGGTCACCTAATGCTTAAAAAAAGAAACTTTTAAGGGTTGGTCATGTAGCTCAGTTGATAGAGCGTATCCTTTTGGTAACACCATGTACAGGTTAAATCCATCGGCAGGATAAGGTCACAGGTTTGAGTCCTGTCATGACCACTAAAAATAAAAATATATGAAAGCAATACTAAGTAAAGAAGCAGGGGGGTATGACTTGTATAGAATTAATGAAGAGGGTAAAAGAGTAACCTTTGCATCTACTCAAGACTTCAAACAAAAACTATCCCTCAAAAACTGTGAAGCAATAGCTAATGGGTATGATTTGGATGAGTTGGCTTTAGAATTTTGTTACCCAGGTAATGGAGTTAGAGATAAATTTCAAGCCGTTTTTAGAGGAGTATTTAAGGATGGGTTTCGAAAAGCACTTGAATTGCTAGAACATAGGTTATCTAAAGAGACTGAGTGGCAAGTAGAAATAGTAATGGATATTTGTGGAGATAAAGTTTATGCAGTTCCTGAACCTGCTTTAGATGAAAAAGGATGCCTTATTTTAAAAAAAATTGATAACTAACTTGCTAAACTAATTATTTTTGTTTACTTTTGTAGATATCTTAATATTATGAAAAAATCAGAAATAAAAGAGTACAGAGTTTGGCAAGGAATGAAAGCTAGATGTTATAATAAAAATCACAATTCTTATTGTAATTATGGGGGTAAAGGAATTACTGTGTGTGATGAATGGATAAATTCTTTTGATACATTTATAAAAGACATGGGTTATAAACCTGATCCGTCTTATACTATTGAAAGACTTGATAATTCAAAAGGTTATAGTAAAGAAAATTGTAAATGGGCTTCAAAGCAAGAGCAAAATTCTAACAAAGGCAATAATGTATTTATTACAGCAAATGGTCTTACTTTAACTGTAACTGAATGGTCAAGAAGATTAGGTGTTAATCACATGGCTTTAAGAAATAGATTAAAAAATGGATGGAGTCATGAAGATACAGTATCAATACCTATAAAGAAAAATCCTGATATAAAATATACCAAAGAAGTTATTATAAAACTTTTTGAAATGGGTATAAATGTGGAAGATATTGCTTATATATCAGGTGTAAAATTTAATACTATATACAGAATTGTAAGAGAAAAAAATTGATTATGGAAGGAAAATTAGTAAAAGAATATGAAGATTTTTATCTTATCTCTGATAAAGAAATAGAAAGTGGAGATGAATATGTTAAACTAGATAATAGACCTAGAACATTACTGTTAGGAACTACAGTTGCTTCAGCAAAAGTTCCTAAGTTATCTTTAGAAAATTGTATATCTATTGAAAAAGGATATGATATAGAAGAACTAGCTAAAAAATCTTCTCATACCCAAGCTTTATTTAATGATATAGCTTGTTATGAAACTGGATTTATTAGAGGTTTTTTAGCATCTGTTGAAATTCTTGGTGATAAGAAGTTTAGTGAGGAGGATATGTTAAAATCATTTATAACAGGTGTTTTTACAGATGAAGCTTCTGACCATGACTTTGAATTTACTGAGTTAATGAAAGATTTACAAAAAACTGAATGGGAGGTTGAAATACTTGAGGTTGAAAATGATGAAGTGTATTCTGTTTCAGATACTATGAAAGTAGCTCACAACAAAGCTTTTGATGGTGTGCTTTTTAAGCATGATGTAGATGGTTGTTTAATCTTAAAACGTAAGTAGTATGGAAAAAATTCCAACAGCAGAAGATTTTTTAATAGAGGCGGGATTTCCTGGACATGCAAAACATGGTCTCGCTAAAAAATGGATGATTGAATTTGCTAAACTTCATGTTCAACAAGCATTGGAAGAAGCAAGTAAAAAGGCATATATCACATATCATGAAAATCGTGGTGATGAAATCATTGATAAAGACTCAATTCTAAACAGTTATCCATTAGACAAAATCAAGTAGTATGAAACAGTTTATTTTAAGTTTAGGAGCAATAGCAGTGGGCTTTATGCTTTTTACATTTGTTCTTACTTTAGTATTTATATTTTTTATTCCTGTTCTACCTATTATGCTATTAGCATTTCCTATGATGGTTATGAATTATGGAACAGATAAAGTACATTGGAGTCAAAAGCCATATTTATGGTATTTTAATAACGTGTGGTTAAAAGCATTAGACATGTTAAAAATTTAATTAAGTAGTATGGAAAAAGAAACACTTGAAAAATCTGTTGAAATGAATGAAAATATTGCATGGGAGTTAGCAAAGAAAAGATTTGAAGAAATTGCGGGGTATGCACCTGATATTAATAATAGAACCCATGAACTAATGGTAGCTTCTTTACAAGAAGGAATATTAGCAGGTGCTAAATGGCAAGCTGAACAAGAATATGCAGAACATTTATCTGATGAAGCTAAAAAATGGGATGCTGTTATGGCTGAATTAGAAGCTTATAGAGAACATAAGCAGTCTGAGTATGCTAAAGAAAAAGTTAAGTTTAAACAGGACTTAAATGATGCTATGCATGAAGCACATCAAATAGGTAGAGAAATGAATACAGAGCAATCTGCATTTGTTAAAACTGACAATGTTGATGGAGAATGGTTATCTCCTGTAGCAACAGAACGCGCTTGGCAAGAAGAACAACTAGTCAATATATTTGGTCATTATCCCAATGCTTCCCCTAGATGGCAGTACATGAATGGTTTAATTCAAAATAGCTTGCAAGCTGAAAGAATGTATAGTGAGGAAGAAGTCATGGATATGTTTCATGAGTTAAGTATGCACTTACCTTTACATTATGAGTTCTTAGTAAGAG